GCCTGCACTTGGGTATGCACCCCTTTCAGATCTAGGATATGTTACTCCCGCCTCACCAACGTAAAGTGGGTTCATATAGTTCATCCATTCTTGAAACAATCTAAGACTTGCATAGTCTTTTGTAACATAGAATGAAATGGCAATGTCAGTAAATGCTCTCTGTGTAGCAAATCTTTCCCTTATACCTTGTCTACTACCAACTTCCTGTACAACTTGCATGTTTGTGCCTGGTAATGTTGCCTCACTTGCAAGTAACTCATATCTACTTTGTTTATATGGGCCATCAAAAACTCCACTATTTGTCAACCATTCATTTAGATTCTTAGACGCTCTTAGGTTCTCATCTGTATAAGCTTGTCTAATTCCGTCTAGTGTGCCAATATCAGCTGGAAAATCAGTTGTAGTTGAAGTAGTTTGTGGAGCAAGTTCCATAGAAACTTTGAAATAGTTAGATAATGAAGGTGCCCCTATTGCTTCTTGAAAACTAAACATACCGCCAGGAGTTCCTAGATCAAAAGGGAATTCGTTCTGAGCATTGCTATCTGTGCTCGCAGTCAATTGTCCTACCTTTTGAAAATAGTTCCTTATTGAGTTGGCCATCTAAATACAATTATGACTTACATACTATGTATATGGCTTATAAGGGGAAATTTAAACCAAAACATATAAAAAAGTACAAAGGTGATCCCACTCAAATCATTTATCGTTCTCTGTGGGAAAGAAAGTTTATGGAATACTGTGATTTAACAGAAAATATAAGTCAATGGCAATCAGAGGAGTTTTGGATACCATACAAGAATCCTTTAGATAGAAAGATGCACAGATACTTTCCAGACTTCTTTATCAAGTATCAAGATTCAAATGGAAAGAGAAGATCTGTGGTGATTGAGGTAAAACCAAAGAAACAATGTAAAGCTCCACCAAAAAATCCAAAGAGAAAATCAAAGGCATGGGCAAATGATGTTCAGGCATGGGTAATAAATGAGGCAAAATGGAAGGCAGCAGAACAATACTGTGCTGACAGAAAATATGAATTTAAAATCTTAACAGAAGATGATTTAGGTATCTCACATGATCGCAGAAGATATTAAAGAACAGGCTGGTGCTGGTAGAAGAACTAGTGCATGGTATGTTAATGCACTAGAAACTGCTTTGTCTAATTTACAGGTAGAGGACTCAGATACGATAGACACTGGTGGTATCACATTGGGATCTCTATTTTTCTTCTCATATAGTGTTGCATATCCAGAAAAATACCCATTTTGGGATGTTCAACCATTAGCAGTGGCTTTGAGATTTGACGGAGATGGTTTTTTAGGATGCAATCTACACTATATCAATCCAGATTATCGTGATGCTGTTGCAGAAAGCTTACTAAATAGCGGTGGCGGGTCTGTTGTACCTAAAAATAGTATACACAAATATCTATTTTCTGGAATGGGTACTCTATACGAAGTTCCTAAAGATGAAGATTGGGGAGGCATTTCATTACTTCCTACAGAAAGATTCATCAGTAAATCTGGAAGAGCTTACCCTAAAAATAGAGCGTTTAACTGGAGAAAATAATGACCACTGGACAGTTACCATCTGACTATCAACAAACAGAATCTTTAGCTTTCCAAAAAGCAGCAATTACCAATTCTGGAGCTGGAGATGAAATAAATCCACTCAAGTATGAGACAGTACAGAAGATACAGGCAAATGATGGAACAGTCTCTAACGACTCAGCTTCTGGTGATGTAACTAATTTTCGTTTATTCTACGATGGCAAAACTGGAAATGCACAACTTTTGCCTGTAGATAGAGACGGTTTAGTTATTCCTAACGCCGCACCAATTTATCAAAACGGTGTGTGGAATTTGACAGATCCTCAAATGAAACTCGATAATGGAAAGTTATTTTTGAATGATGAAGCGAGGGCAAGAATTGACGCTACTATTAAAAAAGGTATAAAAGAACATATAGTAGCTACAGGCGACAAAAATACCCTAAATCCTAAATGGTTAGATTCTGACACTGACCTAGAGTATTCAAGTGATGAGGTAGTAAATGCTCTTACATTTGAAAGCACTCTAGATAAAAATATGTTAGGCCCTAGTTTTGATGAGGCTTCATTCTATAGTGCAACTGGTGAAAGTTACGAACATAGTAAAAGTAATAATGGATTATTTAATATAGACGATTCCGTAATATTATCAAGTTACAATCCAAATAGGACAGGAACAAATACCGATCACAAGAGGAGTCATTTGAGTCAAATGTTTGGTAGGGGTGATTTTGGAACGTTCCATAATCTAAGTGACTATGATACTGACGATGATGTTTTGTTTAGAAGAATTGTGAAATATCCTATGGATATGATGAATAATATGGATCATATGTTTATACAATGTTATGGATATAATCCACCATATGCAGATGCTCTAGACGCTGGTAATAGAGGTGATGCATCAACCAATGTCGGATTTGGATTTCAGAGAAGTACACCATTTAGAAAAAAATTAGGTGCTGGTATCAAACTACCAATGCCTAATAATATTATGGATGGAAACCCAAGAATGTGGGATGATGGTGAAATGAACGCTGGATCAGGAACAGCAATTCAACAAACATCTACGAACCCATTGAGAGCAACTTTATTTTTTGATAATCTACTCATGGGTGGTATTACTAGGAGAGCTGGTCAAGCAATAGAAAGGATGCAAAGAGAGACAGGCAGAACAGCTATGACTGCTAACATGGTAAGTCAATTATCAAGTAATATGGGATATGATATTCCACCAGAGGTTATTCTTTCTAGAACTGTGGGAGTTGTAGCAAACTCAAACACAGAACTTTTATTTACTGGTGTGGCTTTGAGATCATTTGAATTTCAATGGCAAATGAGTCCCAGAGATGAACTTGAGGCAGGGGTTGTAAGAATGATTATTCGTGCCTTTAAACAGTGGTCTGCTCCTAGAAAACTTAAAAAGATGGAGAGTGGTGCAGAGAATAATGGTAGAGCTGGAGGGCCATCATATTTCTTAGGAACACCTAATATATTCAGACTTAGGTATATGACTAGAGATAAGAAGGATATTATGGGTGTAAATAAATTTAAACCATGTGCGTTGACAGACATTAGCGTCAACTATGCTCCAGAAGGTCAATGGATGGCATACGACAATGGAATGCCAGTTTCTGTGATAATGACACTAAGATTTAATGAGCTCGAGCCTATATACAACACAGATTACTCACCCGACGTTTCTAAAGGAAGACAGTATGATGAGAAAACTGATAATCTCGGAGATCTATTCCCTGTCAGTTTTATCAGACAAGACGATCCTGGCAGTGCGGAGATAGGATACTAATGGCTTCATATTTTACTTACTTCCCAGAAATAGAATACGTTTCTAGAACTACAGATAGAAGTTCTAGTGAAGAGACTATTAGGGTAAAAAATATATTTAAAAGACCAAAACTTCGTGATGATTTTGCCAGTGTTGCTACTGCATTTAGTGACTACATGATTGTTGGTGACGAAAGACCAGATCAAACCGCAGAAGGGGTGTATGGGGATCCTCGTTACGATTGGGTTATTCTAACAACAAACAACATTACTAACTATTATGAACAATGGCCTTTAAACTCTGTTGATTTTCAAAAATATATTGTAGACAAATATGGTAGTGAAGAGGCTTTGACAGATATTCATCATTACAATACTGAATTGTTCATGGATCATAAGGCCAGATTAGTGGTTCCAGAAGGTCTAAGAGTAGATTCTAATTTTGATTGTAGTTACCTAGATGAGGTTCTTCAAACTGAGGTTACATTTGCTGGAGAGACTCTCAATGCAGCTGCGACAGTTGATGGTGTGGGAACAGTTAGAGACGTTGATGGAAACCAGATATTGAGCAGTAACGTGTTTGCAGTAACAAACTATCAATATGAAGTGAATCTTAATGATGCGAAGAGAAGAATAAGAGTTCTTAAAGATGATTACTTAGATTTGTATCTAAGTGATATGAGAAGAATTATGAAATATGATAAATCAAGCGGTTATATCAATAGAGCCTTGAAGTCAGCATTTAATCCTAGACTTAGTGGAGGATAAAAAAAAGGGGTCGTGAGACCCCTTTTTTATTGTTTACTCTTCAGCGAGTTTTTGAAAATAACTCAGTGCGTCATCTTCTTCTTCCGTGGTTTCCTCTACAGCAGCAACTGGTTCTGGTGTAGGGGTAAGACCTTCACTTAGATCTTCAAGATCTTCAGTGTCTATCTTAGGCGTAACAACTGCCTTTCTAGCTAGAACTGCGTCTAAACGTCCTTTAAGTTCTTCATAACTCTTGAACTGATCAGCAGCAGTAAACTCACTTAGATCATAGATCTTATCATAAATCTTTTCTAACTCAGCATCATCATCTAAAAGTGCTTCTGTCTTACCAAACTCTGAACTATCATAGTTCCAGAATCC